GAGTGGTGCGAAGTTTGCGACATCAACGGACAACTGACATTCGCAGAAATCCAGATCCTTTGCCAGCGTGAAATTGTCGAAGCCGGCGAAGTTCTTGTACGTCTTATCAAGACGCCTGGAAAAGAATATCGCGGAATTTCTCGCCCTGTTCCTCTTGCACTTGAGCTTATTGAGGCTGACAGAGTCGCAGTTGATAGAGACACCTACACATCCAAGTATTCAAAGGAGTCTGGAAACCGAGTCGTTCGCGGTGTTGAACTGGACGACAAAGGCAAACCCATTGCGTATTGGATTTATCCAGACCACCCGAACAGTCCATATGTCACAAACAACAGAACTCCAGAACGAGTTTTAGCATCGGAAGTGATGCACCTCTATCGCAAGGATAGAGTAGGCCAGAACCGTGGGATTTCTTGGTTCTCTCCAGCAATGAGCTGGATGAGAGACCTAGGAGTATATGTCGACAATGAGATTCAAGCGTCTGCTGTCGCCTCATGCTTCACTGCGTTCATTAAGTCAGATAGCCCAGTTGGAAGCTTGCTTGCACCTGAAGGCGAAGACATAACGGACGCCAATGGCAATAGTCTCGACTACCTTGAGCCAGGAATCATCACCCGCCTGGGAACGAATGAGGACGTTAGCTTTGCCAATCCTGGCAGACCTAACTCTGCTTCCGAACCGTGGATAGCGTTAATGCTTCGCGGTATCTCTGCGGGAACGGGAACAAACTACGAAGCTATCAGCAAGGACTTTTCAAAGACCAGCTATAGCTCAAGTCGTTCATCCAAACTTGAAGATAGACCACGATACAAACGCCATCAGAACTACATGGTATGGCACTTCTGCCAGCCAGTTTGGGACGAGTTTTTCAATGCGGCGGCACGACTGGGCGTTGACAAGTTCCCAACGTCAATGGAATTGCTTGAAGACCGACGAGCAGTCTCTCCAGTCGAATGGCAGCTACCAGAGCAAGAGTGGGTCGACCCTGCAAGCGAGCAGGACGCTGCATCGAACTCAATCAAAGAATATATGAGCACGTACCAGGACGAACTTGGAAGTCGCGGGCGTTCGTGGCGTTCAACGTTCTATCAAGCTGCCAAAGAAAAACGTCTCAGGATGCGACTTGGCTTACTAACTGGTGAAGAACAGACTTCGCAGATGATGGCGGCACAGACTGGCGCAGAAGGTCCAAAGGACGAAGTAGTAGCACAGGAAGACGCTGGTTCGGGCGAGTGGATGGGATTGAGCCGACTGCAATGGACACGTAACCGCAAGGCTTTGACGGACGTTTTGAACGGCCTGACTGATAAGTCAATGTCTCCAGCTTTGGCGTCGGCTCAGCTTTCAATGATTGGGCTAAGTCAAAAGAACATCGATGCAATTATTGCTGACACTTCCGATGGGAACGTTGACAACCCAGTGCCATCGGAGGCCACAGCATGACGAATAAAAAAGGTCGTTGGCCGGTCTTCAAAGGTCCAAAGGTTGAGCGGATTATCGACTCGTCGAAAGTCGGTCAATCAATGGTGGCTGTTATCGCAACAGAAGCACCGATTGAACGATGGGACGACCAGACAAATCAAGTCGTCAAAGAAGTGCTTTTGATGGACGGAATTGTGTGGCGAGGTGGACGCGACCAGATTCCCATCGTCGATAGCCATAACGACCTAACCGTTCGCAACATCTTCGGCTCAATCCAACAAATGCGAGTCGATGCAAGCAATGGTGAGCTATACGGGATACCTGTATTCGCCTCCGACGATGAAGCACAGCGCATAGCACAACGAATGGCAGAAGGTCACATCACGGACTTCTCCATTACAGGTCAACCATTGGAAACAACGTTCGTTGCACGTGGTCAGTCTTTTACAACAAATCGCGGAATCGTCATTGATGGCCCCGCGCTTATTCATACGAAGTGGCAACCACAAAACGCTTCAATCTGCGCAACGGGTGCAGATGAGCAATCTACTGTCAGGCGCTCTTACACGGACTTGGTCCGAAAGGTGACAAGAATGGATGAAGTGCTATTGGGCCAACTTGCAACGATGGGGTTGCCTGATGGCATGACCGATCCAAACCAAGTCTTGGCGTGGGTAGTTGGAAAATTAAGTGCGGAATCGGAATCAGAAGGAACTGAAGAAATGGCTGCTGTAGTTCCACCAGTTGAAGCAATGGCGGAACCAGTCGCGGAAGTTCCTGCTGCCGATGCTGTATCACCTGCGGAACCCGTCGTTGAAAAGTCAAGCGACATGGCCGCAGTTGAAGAAATCAAACGCTCCGTAGTCGAACTTGAACGGAAGCGAGTGAACGAAATCCAAGCAACGTGCAAACTGGCAAAGGTAGAACGCGCCTTTGCTGATGAACTCTGCAACGCAGGCGTTAGCGTTGAAGTCGCCAAACAGAAGGTAATCGAACGTATGGCAACCAACCCCCTCGGGACATCGGTTGGAGCCGATGTTCGCGTCACTGCATCAGCAGATGACAAATTTCACGATGCAGTTCTAGACGGTCTCGTCCTTCGGTCTGCTCGGTCGGCTGGAGTGAAGCGAAGCTTATTCGTCGATGGCGACAAGCCAAGCGAAGGCGCTAGCGACTTTGCGAAGCTAAACCTAAAGCGAGTAGCGTACTCTTGCATGCAACGCGCAGGATTGCCAGTTGAGAGAATGAGCGATTCCGAAATCGCACAGGCTGCAATGGGCAATGAAAACATCTTGCGACGTCATCGCGTTCAACGTGCTGACTTTGAAGCGTACCATACTACTGGCAGCTTTACGAACATCCTTTTGGATGCTGCGAATAAGACGCTTTTGGCTGCATATGAAGAAGCTCCATATTCTTGGACTCTTTGGGCACGGACTGGCGCACCAGCAGAAGATCTGAAGACTTTGAATCGTACTCGATTCAGTGAAGCACCAAATCCTGAAGAGGTTCCTGAAGGTCATGACTATCCTGAAAAGTCAATGAGCGATTCGAAAGAATCGTACCGAGTTGCCAAGTACGGCGAGTCATTTACGGTCTCTTGGGAAACCATCGTTAATGATGACCTTGACGCAATCAGCCGCGTTCCTGCAATGCACGGAAACGCAATGCGACGATTGCAGAACAAGAAGGTGTACGAAGTTCTGACGAGCAATCCAACGATGGGTGACACCTATTCGTTGTTCTCATCGTCCCACGCTTCTGGTGACAACACTTCGGGCGCTGCTGCGGCTCCTAGCGTTACAACCCTGAACGCTGGCTTCGTAAAGATGATGACTCAGAAAGGTTTAACGACCGATGCAGTTATCAACGTTGTTCCACGTTACTTGATTGTTCCTGTTGCTTACTCTGCAACTGCACTTGAGCTAGTCAACTCGACTTCTTACGTGCTCGCAAACAGCAACCAAGGCGTTCAGAACATCTACGGTCCCGGTGGAATGAGACCGCTAACCGTAGTTGTCGACCCACAACTTGACGCGAACAGTGCGACCACTTGGTATCTCGCTGCTGATTCTTCGCAGATTGACACGGTCGAACTGACGTTCCTTTCCGGTGAAGAGTCTCCTGTACTCGAAAGCGAATGGAACATGAAGAATGACACGTACCTGTACAAGATTCGCCAAACGTTCGGCGTCAAAGCAATCGACTGGCGCGGCCTGTATCGCAACTCGGCATGATCTTAGTTTGCCGAATTCTTAGGCTAGCGGCATGAGTCGCTAGCCTCCTATGAAATAAACAAACACTACAAACAAAAAGGTTAAACACGATGGCTGGTCTTCAAGATTTTATGAACTACGCCGATGACTTCATCGGACCATCGGTAGCGTTTCCAACGTCTGCCGATCCCGCGACACCGTGGCTAGTAGTCGACACGTCGGCGGCTGGTGCGCCTACTGCGGTCAGGGCGACATCAAACGCAGTGCTTACACTTGCTGCAACGAGCGAAGTTGAAAACCTTTGCTTGGCTCATGGCGATTCACTTGCATTCGACATTGACTCCATTCAGACAATTGAGATGCGAGTCAAGATTGGCGCAGCTTTCACAACTGGCAGCGAATTAGTGTTTGGCCTTGCTTCGGCAAGAAACGACACAACCGACAGCGTCACAGCCAACGCTTGGTTCAAAATGGTTGGCGCAAGTTCAACGACTCTTGTCTATTGCGAGAGCGATGATGGGACGCGAGACAACGACGACATCTCTTCAGGCACAACGCTTGGAACGACTTTCAAGAAGTTCTTGATTGACTTCACTGGCGGGAAATCGAACGTCAAATTCTACATTGATGGCGCCCGAGTGGCAGCTTCGCAATTGTTCGATATGAGTGGCTACTCTCTAGGCCTTCAGCCGATTGTCCAGTTGCAAAAAGCCGCCAACACGAACGTTGACGCTGTGACGATTGACTATGTCGAAATTAAGTGCAAGCGGTAATAGCTGATGACGCTTCGTGATGCAATTACAACTGATGCGGCTGTGGTGTTCTGCAATACAGACGATTTTGCTGAGTCTGTAACGTATGTGCCGCACCGCTTCTATGGTCAGGAAGCAAGGGCGTCTAGGACTATAAATGCGGTTGTTTTGCGAGAGCAGATAACCGTCATTGGCGAAGATGGAGACACTGTTTCACCGATATGGCAGATCCATGTGGCTAACTCTTCAACACTCGGTATCAGCAGCTCAGAGCTTGATTTGGGTGGGGACGC